GCGAGCTTTCGCCTGGTCAAATTCCTTACGGCAATCACGGAGTTCCTTGTTCAATTCTTTTTCGAAATTGTTTGTAATCAGTTGAAGAAATTCATCTTCATGCCCCCTTGCAAAAGCGGTCACACGCTGTAAGTTCTGCAGCAGTAGTTGTTCCACCACTACATTTCTAATTTGGTGGGAACTGCATCCACCTTTAACTTTGCGGTAGGTAGCGCAAACGAAATATTCTTTATCATGCTCCCAACCCTTACCACGAACTTGATATAGTTTATTGTCACAGTCTGCACAAAACATCATGCCGGACAAAATACCCATATCTCCAAGTCTTGAAACTTTACGCCTACCATCTCGAATACGTTGCACTGTTTTAAAGGTTTCTTCATCAATTATAGCATCGTGTGTATTTCTAAATATCTGCCATTCTGATGGATTATTCTTTAATTGTTTCTTTTGTTTATAAGATTTTCTTTTGGTTTTGAAGTTCACTGTGTGACCAAGATATTCCTGTCTTGTGAGTATTCTTGCAATCGTTGATGTCCTCCAGATGAATAGATCGTCACGTTCCTGTTGAGCTGAAACGTTGATTCCATTTCTTTTTCCATGAGCCGCAGGGTTTTCAATTTTCCTTTTCGTCAGTTCCGTTGCAATCTGTGTCGGACCAAGTCCCTTCATACAAAGATGGAAAATTTCTTTTACCACAGTTGCTGCATCTTCATCAATAATCCAATGCAGTTTATCCTGTGGGTCTTTCACATATCCGTATGGCGGATTGGTGCAAAGTGGTTTGCCCGATTCTCCCTTTGCTTTGAATACGGCTCTGATTTTCTTGCTCGTATCCTTGGCATACCATTCGTTGATGATATTTAGAAATGGGGTAAAATCACTATCTTGCTGATTGGCACTGTCCACACCGTTGTTGATAGCAATGAAGCGTACATCTGCCTCTGGGAATGCCACCTCGGTGTAATAACCAACCTTCAAATAATCTCTACCTAGTCTGGACATATCTTTTACGATAATGGTGGCAACGTTTCCATCGCCCATCTCAGCTATCATTCTTTGAAAGTCCGGTCTATCGAAATTTGTACCGCTGTAACCATCGTCAACGAAGAAGCGAAGATTTCTAAATCCATTGTCTTCAGCGTATTTTTGTAAAATTGCTTTTTGGTTCTTGATACTGTTGCTGTCCCCTTGGAGTTCATCATCACGGGATAATCTACAATAAAGTGCTGTGATTTTCTCCACAAGGGCTGCATCTATATTAGGCTGTCTATTCATATTTTTTGCTCCTTTCCGACAGCCTTCAAGCGGTAATGCCTCTGCCAAAGGTAACTGATACCTCTAGTCAGTATGACATAGTACCGTACTATGTCGCTGAAGTGTAGTCTTTATCTGATAATAATTGTGTTGATTCTGATAACTTTATAAGGTCTTTGGAATTGTTCATAATAAGCCTTTTAAGCTTAGTGTAAGCAGTCTCTCTGGCAGATTCACTAACCAGAGATTCTACTATATATACCGTGCCACCGATGGAGGTTTCGGTGATACGGCTTTTGCTGTTTTCTGTGTTCATGTTGTAGCACCTTTCTCCATCGGTAGATTTGGTAATGATTTGTTATTCAGTAATCTGAATGACCTTGATGGCTTCCGGTCTTACTAAACGACCATCTACAAATTCAAAAGCAAGATACCCAATCTGATCGTGGAGTGCGAAATTTTCTTTTAAAGTTCTTACAGAGATAAGCTTTCTGTTAACTACCCAGTAATAAGAGAAATCTCCGAATGCTACAACTTTAGCGCCTGTACTAATAGATGGCATCTCATTAGAAATAATCACAGGTTTTCCCATAAGCATATCTGCACTGTCACGCCATAAAAAGTTCCCATCATTGTCTTTAAGGTTACGAAGATAAAGTGCTGTTTCGTCATTCATCATCCAACTAGCATTTGTGCGATACTCAGGCTTAATGGAGAAGAATAATTTTGTAATATCATCGAAGGTAAGTGTAGTAGTTGTCACACCAATATCAGCACCACCTGTTTCTGCGAGGATACCTGTAGGCTCTGCAACACCTGTTCCGTTGATAAATCCGCGTTCTTCTCCTTTAGAGAAGTTCTTTGCTAAACGCTCAATCAGATATTTCTCCATATTAAAACTGGCATCGTGGATAAATTCCTCATCGAGTTTTACAAATGCTGCAAGTTTATAGCTTTCCAATCTATGCTCCGTGAAATCTTCAATTCCTTCATAAATTGGAATAGCACCACCTTCCGGCACCCACATAGCAACATCTTCACAGTCTTTAGCAAAGATACGGTATCCATTATTTAAAGCATTCATTGTAGTACCAATGCGTCTGAAAAGACTTTCCTTGTTCAGTGCTTCAGAAAACTTATTTTGAGCCACAGCAGGAAGTGAGTAGCCACCTGTTGCTCTGTCGATACACATAGCAAGCGATCCTTCGTATCCATCTGCACCTCGTACAAGGTTCCAAAAGTTCTTATCGTATTCTGGGGCTCCTGTATGGAGAGTTGATATTTTGTTTTCATTCATGATGAAAATCCTCCTTTTTTTGATTAAATTTATGTTTTTTTAAACGATTATACGGACAGGAACAGGCTCTAAAGCCAATAAATACGCCACTTTCGGCTCTTAGCCATGGGGTTAATTACCCCTTTGAATTAACGTTTTTGTGCGTGAGAGTCTTGCCCCGTTGTCCGCTATAACAGTGGTAGAGATTTAGACCGCCCCTACCTTGGTGACTACTTACTGAATCTTACTTGGTTTCAAATCGAGTCCTCGCTTTTCGCAAAACTCTGCAAGGTCTTCACAATCTCCGATATCCATTGAGCAGTAACCACCTTCAAGATGAAGATGATATTCTTTACTGATAGTAAGTGGAATGTTGTCCTTGCTGTAAAGGACAATCTTGTTGTGAAGCTTAAAATACTTCTCGAATTCTTCTTTATTCATCATGGCAAATGCCTCCTTAATTTTTGTTGCAGGAACTGCATACATACAGCCCCAATCTTTTGTTATCCGTAGCTTCACCAATAAGTCTTAATGAGCTATTGCAAGCGGGACAATGGAGCGTAAATGCCCCTTTTGTTCTTGGTTCTTTGGTGTTCTTGGTACATAGGCGGAAGTGGTGTGGAATCATTTCTTCCAACCACACGTTGTGGTTAGCACTGACGGTATCACGGTTATAAACCGGGAATAGAGCTACTTTTTCTGTACCCTCGCTATCACAATCGATAACGGGGTAATACTTTACATCTCTCATAGCCTCACACTGCCTTTCCGTCGGCATCAAAGAACCGACCTTTGCAATAGGCAAGTGCTTCTTCGAATGTACTAAAGTACACGCAGGAGAAGTTGCACTCAACTTTCCAAATACAAAGTTCCTTATTGCGTGACACAGCCACAGGCTGACCACTTTTGTTTTGCAACAGAAGATTGCATTCATACCCTTTACGGGAGAAATCTTCTGCTCGATGTTTCATAGGCTTTAAGCCGTAGAAAAAGTTAAATCTCATAATTGTTGCTCCTTTCGTTGTTGTTGCTTCCCTTAATTGGAATGCGAGTTTTACTCATTTTTGAGCAAAAGTTATGCAATCATAGGCATCACCCCTTCAAATTCACAGTGTTGGGGCATACTGTGGCAAGTAAAAATGGTTATATGAAAATATTGATTTCCTATAGAGAAATACCTATATTACTTGCCCCATACTGCCCCCTGTGTTTATCCTCGCAGAAAATCCGATATCAACCGATAGCCAATGACCATTGTGGTTTTCTCTCCGCCGGACTTTGGACGTTTACGCTTAACTTCCACCACAGCAGACAGGCTCTGCTTAAAGTTCTTCATACTTTCAGCGTATTGTCCGTTTTCGATACACCAAGATTTATAGCGGTTATAGACCTCAGAGGTGCGTTCCTCATAATCTGTTCCTTCTTCTAAGCAGTCCTCGATGAATAGCAGAGTTTTATTGCTGTCATGCTCATATTGATCTGTGGCATTGATAACAGACTGTGGCATCTTAAGTCCGTGTAGCTGTAGTTGTTTATATCCTACTAACAGCCAATTTAGGATTGCTGACTGTACTTCTGGTTTCATAAACTCATGCTTTAGTCCTTTATCCTGCTCCGATTCATCAAAATGCCGTTCAAAGGGAATGATGATAACTCGTCCGCTAGTAAAGACGGTCATATCGTTTACTACAGGTAGATAATTGGTGTTGATATATAGCTTGAATTGTGGTGCAAAGTCAAAGCTGTTCTCATGGAGAAAACGAGCATTGATAGTGTCATTGCCTGTCATATTTTTCACCAACGCTGCGTTCAGCACCAGACTTTTCCCTGGCTCTGCAATATTTACAAAGCGTATACCTGCAAGACGAGCAACGTCCTCACTTGGTTGTGAACTATTGGTGCTATTCTTCTGTGCAATGGTTTCCGGCCTGGAAGTACAACCGTAACTACCGAATACCTTCAACACACTTTCGCATAAGGTGCCTTTACCATTTCTGGTGGTAGCACCATAGAGAATGCTCATGCACTCGTGATGGGTATCTCCACTAAGGGCATATCCAAAAACTTTTTGTAGGAATAATGCTCTTTCCTGATCGTTACTCATAATTTCAGAGATGAAGTTATTCCAACGTTTACTATGTGCAGATGGCTCATATGCAACGGAAGATTTCTTCGTCAGTAAATCAGAACTGATATGTTCTGTGAATTTCCCTGTGTCGAGATGTAATGTTCCGTTACTGCAATTAAAGATGTAAGGATCGGTATCAAATTCCAAAAAGGAAATTGGATGATGTACCTGTGCATCTTTTAGGACATTCACACGATACCCATGTGTCTGCCAGCGTTTAGAATAGTCCATATAGCTTTTTCGCTGATGTTCGTCCTTTATCTCTAAGGCATATAGATGGAGCAGATTGGCAAGTTCCATACAACGGCGCATGGCTTTGAGTCCACCAATATCCGCTGACCATGTTCCAGCCTGGTAATCAAACCAAGTCCTGCGTTCTGGTACGTAGCGGAGAACAGCCTTATAAAAATCTGCAAACAGCTTTCCTGCACCAATATCTGTCCACGGGTATTTCGTGGTATCAGCAGGGTTTAACTCGATTAGCCTTTGAAGTTCATCATTAAAATCTGTATTGGCATTCGATTTCACAGGCTTGTAAAACTCCTTTGTTTGCATTAGCGCCTTTTGTAGTGTCATTTCTCGATAGTCGTTCCTTTCCCATTTTTCACGGTATAGCTTAGATTTGCGAAACAGCCTATCCATTTGCTCCGTATCGCCACCACACCAAAACGCTAGAACCGCACACAAGGCTTGGTCTGCTTCGCTATGACTTGTTTCAAATTCGCCATTCCATAAGGCACTAAACTTTTCACCTTGTTTTGACTTTGCCGATTTTTCGATAATTGATTCATCTGATAAATAACTGCCAACAATCTTTTTGGGATTTAGTGCTACAACAGGCTTTTGCATATATTTATCAAGAATTGCCATAATCTCGTTCGTGCGTTCAGCTATCGGAGCTTCACAAATGGTGTTGCCTGTCAGCGTTACGAACTTGTTTGTCATACCTGCTACATACACCTCTAAGCCAATTTTCTGATTGTTGATGTAGTATTTTACCTTGTCATAGCTTAGCGTATCCGCCTTTGCGACAATGCGAACTCCACTTTCAGATGGACTGTATTCTGTGTATGAATTGAGCGTTTCAACGATATCCGTTGCCATATCTGATAATTTCCCACCATCAACACAATGGTCAATATCCACAGCGACAAACGGCTGGAACATGCCCATACCAATGCCGTCATAGCTTTGAGTAAGGTTTGCGACTGTATCAAAATCGCTGAAACAAGCCTTGTTGCTGCTATCTGCTCGCTTACCGTTTGTTTGATATGGCACTTTGGTTTTTCTGCCGTTACGCATTTCATATTTCCACAGGCAAAAGAGAGCGTTTTCCTTGAGTTCTTTTGGTAAATTTTCGTACATTTCTTTTCACCTCCAATCCGAGGGTAGTTTTAAAGTTTTATGCCCTCTACTAGTAAAAGGACATTTAGTAGCGGTTTAAGAACCAACTTTCTAAAATATTTTCCCTTATACCTAATAGCCTTGAGAAAGCATGGAAAAAGACGTTTTAGAAAAAATCTTCTATTTATAAACGGAAAATGCCAATCAATCGAACCCCTTAGGTCACAGGCAAAGAGAAAAGTTCAGATTTTAACCTGAGCAAAAAAATATGCAACCGATTGTGGTTGCATGGTAGAAATATTCATAATTCTGTGCTATAGTAACGCTATATTGATGACACATTCAAGAAAAGGAGACCAACTATGAATTTTCCAGAAGAAATTAAAAATATAAGACAACGTTCTTTCCTATCGCAAAACGAATTTGCGAAAAAACTTGGTGTATCATTTTCAACCA